CGCCATCCACAAGGCCTTTGACGTGCTTTCCGGCTATCTCTCCTACGTTATACTTGAACACATCAAATGTTGACTTTAACTTTTCAATTGATCCTCCAACGCCGTTAAGAAGTGCATCTGCCATCTTTTTCGACGTACCTCTTGTCCCGTCAATAGCATTGCTCATCTTCTTAAATTTAGAAGGAGACTCATCAATCAAAGCGATCCACTTTGATGCCTGTTGTTTGCCGAAAATCGAGCTAGCTGCAGCCAGCTTTTCTTTATCTGACAAGCCCTGGAAGCTCTTATTTAGTATCTTCATTACAGACGGCATACTCTTAAGCTTGCCGTTAGCTTTAAACACATTGATGCCAAGCTTCTCCATTGCCTTTGCTCCGTCGCTTGCTGGCGAAGCAATTCTCATCAGACCGGTATTAAGGGCTACCGCGCCTTTTGCTGCGGATATAGAATGGTCTCCGAATATTCCAGTTATCGTTGCGATGTCGGAAAATCCCCAGCCAACTGTCTTTGCGGTCGATCCAGCGATTCCCATCGCATCGAATAGCTCCGTTGTCGTCGTATTTGCCTGAGCCTGCGCCTTCGCAAACATATCTGTGTAATGAGAGGCTTCCTTCGACTTTGCGCCGAACGCCTTCATCGTGTTTCCAAGTCCTGATGTCGTGACAGACAAATCCGTGCTCGTTGCAGCTGCCAAGTTCAGTGCAGGGGCTAACATATTCCCTGCCTCCGAAGCCTTGAATCCCTGTCTTGCAAAGTTCAGCGTCGCATCCGCAGCATCTTTCATACTGAATACTGAGTTTGACGCGGCCTTTTTCATCTGCCTTTCAAGTTGCTCTGCTTCCTTCTCTGTGCTGCCCATCGTTTGCTGAACAAGTCGCATCTGCTTATCTACGTCGCCAAAGTTTTTAATAGAAGCAACTCCCATAGCCGCAACTGGTACCGTAATTCCCTTGGTAAGCCCTGCGCCCAGGTTAGTTATACGTCTTCCCATCGCGGCAATTTGTCTGCCGTTTTGGGCTATAATTCTTCTATTTTGGATAAGTGAAGATTCGGCTTTCTTCATTTTATCTGTAAAATTATCTTTCAGGTTAAGAGTGACATCAATGATTCTGCTCATTTAACTTTGCCTCCTCTATTTCCTCACGCATCTTCTCCAGCTGGAAATGCATGAACGCTGCAAGGATCTTTTGCTCTCCGATTCCTGCCGCATAGTAAGTCGAAGGCAGAATGTGATGATACCGGAAAAGGCAGTACATCAACTGGACTTCTGCATTCGTGTTAATTAGTTTTTTACGATGTCCTCATCTTCATCAGAGGTGTCCTCGTTGACTCCAGAAAGCGTGCTGATCGCCTCGCTTAATGCGTCAATCTCACTTCCGAACAGTTTCTCTACTAAATCCTTAGGAGTAGCAGCGCCAAAGTGTTCTCTGAGCTTCTTATCACGAAGATCCGGAGATACAACTCCATCAAGAACTGCTAAAAGCTCTGCATCAAACACTCTCGATGCGTCAAAGTTGCCAGCCTTATCGACCTGCATTCCGGCAATCTCTTTAAACCGCCTAGCTGGGATCTCTCTGATTTCAACATCAACAAGCTCATTCCGCTCAAGTACATCAGCAAGACGCTGTGACTTGAATACTCCGGTCTTGTACTCATTTACTTTGCTTGCGTCCGCTTTCAGCAATGCATCAACTAAATTAGCCATTTGTTTCCTCCGTATAAAAATGCCCCAGCCATTCCGGCTGGAGCATAACAACCAAATTGCAACTCAACAGATCAGATATTTTTGATGGTGTCAAGGACCTCAAAACCTGTGAATGTAAAAGGAATAGACTCTTCACCGAGTTTCTTCGCCTCCCAATCAACGATGGTCAGCTCATCGAAGCAGCATCCTGTCAACTTGACACGCTCTTCTCCATCGCTGTCTGGATCAGCCAGCTTTGAGATGATCGTGCAAACAGTTGACTTGCCCTTCTTGATATTGTCCCCCATCTTGAGGATCATGCGGGAAGATACCTTATTCATCTTAAGTGTACCCTTGCCATCTGTACCTGTGATCTTGTACCCCTTTGCAAGAGTACCTGTCTGGTTAACCTCCTGCTTCTCAACTGTCATCTTTGCCTGCAGCGCAGTAACCTCGGCAACATAATCGTCGTCAAGCCAGCATTCTCCAAACGTACCATTGATGGTCTTCTCTGGTGCATAAGACATTTATCACACCTCCTTAAATTGTGATTGGAAGAACAATGTCTTCGATAGCGTCAACGATTGATACAGTGGCTGTAAGATATACAAAAGAGCCTGTGTTGGCCTTCTTGATATCATCCTCTGTCATCTCGCTTGTATCGATTCCCTTGCTTTCCAGGAACTTCTTGTTAGCTTCTACATCAATATTGATAGAGTAGCTTGCAAGTACATCATCATCTACAAGGCCTCGGAAATAGTTGCCGATGGCTGACAGCAACAGACACTTATTATCGTAAGTATTGGCATACTTACCGATATAGTTGTCTTCTGCAGTCGTACGGATGTCATCAGCAATCATATCCATCGTTTCTACGACCTTAATCTTCTGGAATTGTACATTCTTCCCCTGTGCCAAGGTGGTCAGAGAATTGACTGCGCGGCCTGTCTTAACCTTTTCTCCATCCCAGAACACAATGAATTCACCCGCGTCAACAGCTTTATCCATATCTCCAACTGAAAGATGTGTGCAATCACTTAACTCATTAAGCGGAGCATACGTAGCCGAGATGGCCATAGGTGTGCCTGCGATGATTCCCGCGATTCTTGAGCAATACTGCTCTGTGGTGAAAGTCTTATCATTTTCGATGAATGAAGTGGTTGTTACATTGATAATCGCTTCTGAATCTGCCTTAACGTTAGGCAGTACAGCCTTAATGAGCTTATTATTAGCTCGCTGATCCTTAACGTAAGATACAACATCAGCCGTCTTAGCATCTGTCGTAACCGTAGGTACTACTAAGTAAGTAAACTTTACACTTGCGAAGTAGGTAAACGCTGCTTCATAATCTGCAGCATCTGCCGGCAAAAAGTAGGCAATAACTTTTTTCGGCGGATTGACATAGCCCATAAGAGCAAGCTTAAGCTGCGTCTTATTGGCCTCGCTAATTCCTGCAGGGATATCTCCATTGGATGTGAGAACAACAGGATTACTCACGCCCTCTGGGAGTGTATCCTTAAGGATCATAGCAATAATACCTCTGTCACCTCTCCGAATAGCACTAGCTGCTAACTCGGTAAAGGCAATCTGAATACTAGGCATTCCCATTTAGATTTCCTCCTTAATGGTATTTGTGATTCCAACATGCTCCATGATTGGTGCGTCCGTTGGATGGTTGATTTTGTCTTTCCACTCCAGATCAATACTGATCTGCGGAATGTTTTGCTCTTGTCCGTTCCAGTTAAAATCAAAATTCTCGACCTTAACTGCACGATCGTTCACGTAAAAAGACAGGCTGAACATATCTCTGATTCGGTCTGCCTTGTCTAATACATCTGAATCACTCTTCACCTTCTGGTGATAAGTGATATACATTGACAATTTGTTCTCTCGGCTGTTGTAATTCGTCGGTGCCATGTCTACCGGGCGCCATTGCAAAAACATACATGGCCGTGTCATTTTCTCGACGACTGAATTCCCGTAGAAAGTCATATCGGGAAACTCATCTTTCAACATCCTGAGAACTCTTTTTTCGACTTCTTTCAATGTCATAAGTTATGCTTCTTCAACATCCTTTCTACATATGCGCGTGTTTCCTTTTGGAATTGGTCTACGAATTTTCCCTTCTCACGTTCCATGATAAATTTACCGGGAACATATCCAGATCCAACCGTATTACCATTCTTATCAACGAGAGCATGCCCACGTTCCACAAGGTGGAACTGTGGAGAAGATGCCCAGATATCGACCGATAATTCCTTACCGGTAACGACAACCTCCTGTTTATAGCTCGTAGTCTTCCCAAGTGATTTGCTAGTATTCCGAACATCTGTCTCAGCGGCAAAGCTCCGAGCAACGTTCTTTCGAAGGTGCAACCCCTCTTTCTTGACGTAGTCGTATGTATCAGCGTTGAATCTCTCTACAAGCTTTTGCATATCTTCCACAAGTCCGTGGTCGTTAATTGATATCTCGCTCATCTTGCTTCTCCTCTCGGTTCAGCTTTTCGACAGCATAGAATTCAATCATTGCATGCTGGTTATCAACATCTATGACGTCTGTCAGTTGATACTGATGCCCATTGTAGATTAGATAATCCTCTGCTGTAACGTCCTTGACATCACTGGAGTAGCGAATATAGCCCTTCCATTTAGCATCTGATTCCATTCTATACAGTTCGTACCGCTCAGAGCCTCTGATCGGCTTAAAAGTAGCCCATACAGTTGCGATAGGAACAAGTCCCTGAGTGGTTAAGCCCATATCATCTTCGGTCTCTCCGAGGCGCATGAACGTGATCCGGTCCTTTAGCGCTCCAACATCGATGGTCCTTCTTTTCATGCGTCCTCCTGTGCAATCTCGTACTTAAGGCGCAACTGAAGGATGGATGAAGCATACAGCCACTCCATCCTCTTCTTCATCTGCTGTTCTGACTGCATCAATTCACGATTATCGTACATGTCCTGAACGATGGCCGCGAATAGAATCTTCGCCTGTGGGTCTTCCTTGTCGAAGGTTCCCACGGAATTAACAATGTAGTTCTCGGCGGCTCCCATCATGAGTCGTAGAACATCGTCTTCGTCGTTAGAATCAATCCTAAGATATAACTTCAGCTCTTCCAACTCCATACTTACCGCCTCCATGCCTAATCATTGTTTCCATGCTCGGCCGACTGCTGCGCCAAAATCTCAGCGATTATATCGGCTTTCTTTGTCTTT